ACCAAGGCCAGGATGAATGAAGAACAGACATACTTCAATGCTTGTAATGAGATGTTGAAAGATACAGGTATCAAAACTAAGATCATCAAGGAATATCTGCCGGTAATGAACTCTATTGTCAACAAATACCTTCAGATACTGGATTTCTTTGTAGACTTCAACATTGATGAGAACTTCAATGAGACGATCAGATCACGATATAGGGATGCTTTCAGCTATTCCTCATTTAGCGAAGGTGAGAAGATGAAGATTGACATATCCTTGTTATTCGCGTGGCGCCAAATCGCCAAGCTCAAGAACAGCGCCAGCACCAATCTCTTGATACTCGACGAAACATTCGATTCTAGCCTTGACCAAGATTCGGTTGATAATCTAATGAAAATAATGGATACGCTCGGTATGGAAACTAACACATTCATTATCAGTCATAAAGGTGATATGCTAGCAGATAAGTTCCGCTCTAAGATAGAATTCGTCAAATCTCGTAACTTTAGTGTCATAAAATAAGGTATATGTTCAGAGACCGATGAGTTATGTCGGTCTCACAACACCGATACATTTAGTTTCGTCTCATAGCTTGCATACGGCACGATGATAACCCATGACATTATATCTTATTCAGCGTACGCAGCGTTTGAGTCCTCTATTTAAACATCAGCACCTCATAAACTAAGTTAATACCACCATAAAAAGATTTGTGTGAAATAATGCATTTAGTTGTTGACAACTAATTAATGTCCCTGTATAATGGTTGTATGAATTGGAAAACACCTATATTTGGAAATCTAAACGATATAACTAAATGTTATATCGATATAACTCCAAGTTCTAAAAAATGTGTTAAATGTGTTGATATTATACAGAGATTGTGTTATAATACATGTATTGAAATTGAGGAATAAAGAATGAATAAACTACTTGTAAATCTACTTGCGAAAGAAAATATCACTGTCCAAGTTGGTAACTATAAAACAGCGTATTTCGTTCCCTCTACTCGAACACTGGGATTACCTTTGTGGTCGTCGGATTCAAAATATCTTAATGACCTTTTGGTTGGCCACGAAGTCGGGCATGCTCTCTATACTCCAACTCAAGGTTGGCATGATGCTAAAGAAGACGTCCCGGGGATTCCTCGTTCATTCATTAACATTATCGAAGATATTAGAATCGAGAAGTTGGTGATCAGGGCATACCCTGGATTGATCGTTTGTTTCAAACGAGGTTATATGGAATTGATAGAGCGTAACTTCTTCGGTCTTGACGGAAAAGACGTTAACACTCTACACTTCATAGATCGTCTCAATATTAAGGCAAAGGCTCGTGATCTCATGACTGTTAACTTTTCAGCTGAAGAACAACCTTTATTAAACGCGGCAATGGCCGTCGAAACTTGGGAAGATACACTTAACGTTTGTAGAATGCTTTCAGATTATGCAGACGAATTAAAGGCCAATGCTAATGACCAACCTGATAATCAACCAAATGGCCAAGGTGAAGATTCAGAATTTGACGAGATGACGTCTGAAAGTGATTTGACTGAAAACCCAGAAGGAACTGGCGACTCTGAAGACGAACAATCTTCTGGCGACTCAGATGAAAATGAGAGTTCTGGTGCAGAATCTGAAGACGAACAATCTTCTGGTGAATCGAAGGAAGAAACGGAAGAAACGGAAGAAACCCGAGCCAAGAATAATAAAGCCGGCGGTCCGGCCGAAGAACAAGCAAAGAATCCACCCGCTCCATTTACCGACGATGCTTTTCGAAAGAATGAAGAAGCTGGCAAGATGAATGACTCAAATAACCTACCTGTTTATTATATGAAAGCTGTTACTAAAAAGACTGCAAATGTAATCATTAGGGGTTATAAAGAGATTATAAAAACACGTGCAGATTATAGAGCTGAAGAATCTAGACAATCTAGGTTTTTTACGGTTTTGAATGATCATCTTAAGACAGAAAGTGATGAATTTAATAAAACAACAAAGATCGCAGTTTCATTGCTGATGAAAGAATTTGATTTGAAGAAACATGCTTTTCAATTCAGTCGTGCTACCACGGCCACTAAGGGAGTTCTCGACGTTAACAAGATTCATTCATACAAATATGATGATAATATCTTTAAAGCGGTGACTTCATTGGCTGATGCTAAGAGTCATGGAATGGTTATGTTTATTGACTTTTCTGGTTCTATGGGAAATTTCATTGGAGACGTCATTAAACAGACGCTAATCCTTGCTTCATTTTGTAAACGTGCTCAGATTCCATTCGATGTATATAGTTTCACTTCTACTAGTTCTAGATATGATTCGGCTCAAAATGATCGAATCGATGCTGTGATGCAAGATCAAGAGATAGCTTCACGTGGTACAACTATTCGTCAACTCCTAAGTTCTGAGATGACTAAACAAGAATACCTCGGTGCTTACACGTTTCTACTTGAAATGGCGATTGACGGTGTATATGGACGCCACACTCAGAATAACAATCCCCGCAGCGATTATCAATTAGGAGGCACACCTTTAGTTGAATCAATTATGACGTCTAGACACATACTTCGAAAATTCAAGGCGACTCATAACATACAAAAGGTTACTGCAATATTTTTGACTGATGGTGATGGTGCTAGTACTCAACATAACATAGATCGATCAGTCATAGAGCATCGAGTGGCTAATCCAGGTGTAAGTTATGGTATAAACTATGACTCTTATCAGGTCGAAGTCGACGGCAAAATTTACAAATACCAAGATCGTATGCAAATGTACACCATGCTTCAATCTGACATGCTTAAACATCTTCAATCAGAGTTTAATGTAATTGGTTACTTCATTGCTGCAAATAAGAGATGTATGCAATCAAAATTATATTCAGCCAAGGACCGTGGCGCTAAAGAGGATTATAAAATGGAAGCTCTTGGTAAAGAATTCAACAAAAACAAATTCATATCAGTTGATGATGCTTTGGGATATGATCGTCTGTTTATTATAAATTCATCTGGAATTGATACAGAACGGAAGGAGTTTGAAGTTGCTGAAGATGCAACTCCTAACCAGATTCGGAATGCATTCAAGAAACACAGCGTTGGTAAGAAAACTAAACGTCTATTCGCCGCTGAATTCGTTGATATGGTGGCATGATCGTTATAACTAAAAGTTATAAGGGTATAACAACTAATTCTAACAAAACTGAAATCAGTTGTTGACATATGGCTTGTATTGTGGTATAATACATGTATAGAAATTGAGAATTAAGAGAAAATATATTATGAAAAACGTTACTAAAAACATTACCGAATTATTCAACTATCGCATGAGTGTGATGGCAAAACCCACAATGAAGATCACAGACGCCAACGTGGCTAAGATCGTCGAGGTTGTACGCAATGTAGTCAACCTATATCCTACATCAACAGAATTTCGCGCCGACACGGTCGCAGACATCGCACGAGACATGGGTTACTCACATAACTTTGGTCGACAAATCGCTGTTGCTCACCCCAAGCTTGAGAATGGTCGCTATGATCTTTCTGCTGCTGTATCAATCTTTGAGAAGGATGACATTTATGTTGCTCCTGCGGTACAAAACGTGGTTTCAATGGTAATACCCGCGGCGCCTGTAGTAACAGCGCCAACGGCAGCTAAGAAGGTCGCTTCGGTTGTCTCTACAGATACATTTATACCAGACGTGTTAGATACCTATGTGGCCTGGGGTCACTTTTCAGATGTAACTAAAATCATCAAATCTAAAATGTTCTACCCAATGTTCACCTCTGGTTTGTCTGGAAACGGAAAAACTCTGATGGTCGAACAAGCCTGTGCTAAATTGCGTCTTCCTTGCGTCCGTGTTCAAATCTCACCTGAAACAGATGAGGATGATTTACTTGGCGGTCTCCGTTTGATCGGAGGAGAAACTATCTTTCAGAAAGGTCCTGTTATACAGGCAATGGAAACTGGGTCTTTGTTATTGCTTGATGAAATCGACCGTGGCACTAACAAGATTATGTGTCTTCAAGCTGTGTTGGAAGGCAAACCTATTTTAATCAAAAAGACGGGTGAAATCATTCGACCTGCAAAAGGGTTTAATGTGATTGCTACTGCTAACACTAAAGGTAAGGGTTCAGAAGACGGCCGATTCGCCGCGGCGACAATCATCGACGAAGCTTTTCTTGAACGATTCGCTATCACACTTGAACAACCTTATCCTTCTGCTGCTATTGAGAAGCGTATTGTCATGAAACATATGATGCTTTACTCAGGTGAAGTTGACGAAGAATTTGCCGATCACTTGACCAACTGGGCCAAAACGATTCGTGATACATTCGCAATGGATGCAATCGATGAAATCATCTCGACTAGACGTTTATGTCATATCGTTCAAACCCATGCTATCTTTAAGGATAAAATGAAATCAATTCAGTTATGTGTTAACCGATTTGATGATGAAACAAAAGAGGCATTCGTTGATCTTTACACCAAGGTCGATGCTGGGATTAATCTCGAAGACGAAGATGTATTCGAAACACCTACAGAAACCTTCGTTTAATACCGGGATTTAAATTATGACAAATTGGCAATTAACTGAAGACTACTATGTACCCAGTCAAGAATTGCCGAAACTCATAGGGATATGTGGTTCAATTGGTTCTGGTAAAGATACGGTTGGTGATATTTTGATTCACGAATATGGATATACCCGAATGAGTTTTGCCACTACGCTGAAAGATGTAGTGGCAGCGCTATTTGGTTGGGACCGCGAAATGTTGGAAGGCTTGACTGATCAGGCCAGAGATCAAAGAGACACACCCGATTCGTTCTGGTCTGAAAAACTTGGCCTGGCGTGGACACCAAGGAAGGCAATGCAAGTGATAGGAACTGATTTGCTTCGTAACCAATTTCATACGGATATGTGGTTGAATACTGTAGAGAAAAAGATTTCTGAGATGGGCAAGGTGGTTATCACCGATGTACGCTTTCCAAATGAAATTGAATGGATTAAAACTAATGGAGATCTATGGTCGGTCGAACGCGGGGTAAAACCTATATGGTTTAATATAGCGAAAGATTGGAATGTTGGAAAAGATAAAAGAAGTTATCAGGAAACTGTACCATTACAACTTGAAGGAATACACGAAAGCGAATGGGCCTGGGTAGGATGTAGTCCTCTCCATAAGATTCGCAATCAAAGCACAATCAAGGATTTAAAATCGAATATTCGTCAAATATTGTTTGACAAATGAAACTAGATGTGATATAATAGTCATACTATCTACAATTACCACAACTGAGAAAATCAATTATGAAACTTAGCACAAACACCGTCAGTATTCTAAAGAATCTGGCATCTATTAACTCTAATATCGTGCTCGACGTGGGTTCGATTATTCGAACCATATCTGAAGGCAAGAATATTCTAGCAAAGGCTACCATTCAAGAAGAGTTCGATACATCATTCGGTATATATGATCTGAACGAATTCCTTGGCGTGCATGGCATGTTTGAAGAACCAGATATTGCTTTGAGTTCAGACGCAATGTTTGCCACAGTTTCAAGCGGCCGGCAATCTGTCAAGTATTTTTTCTCAGATGCGTCATTCCTGACCAAGCCAGAGAAAGACGTTAACATGCCCAATATTGACCTCAAGTTTACAATGACTGACGAAGACATTAATTCGCTTCGCAAAGCCGCAGCAACTCTTGGTTCAACGGATATGACCATTGCAGGTGATGCAACAGGCCCGATTACGGTGGTTATTGGAGAAGTTAAAAACAATACAGCAAATTCCTATTCCATTGATATCACGGCTGATACGAGTACTCGTCCTGATGTACCGTTTTCTTTCGTGTTCAATATTGGAAACTATAAGTTTATGTCAGGTAATTACGAGGTATCAATATCCTCAAAGTTAATCTCACATTTTGTAAATGATTCTGGTGCTGTAGAGTATTGGGTCGCATTAGAAAAAGATTCAACTTTTGGAGAATAATATGAACGAATCTGATACATCAACCAAAGTAACACCTACTGTTGAAACCGAAGGTGCTGCTGAACAACTGCAGTTAAATGATCTTGTAGGAATGATTGGCATTATTGACAACTGTTCAAAACGAGGAGCATTTGAAGGCGGCGAAATGGAAACTGTCGGCGCTCTAAGAACCCGAGTAGTGACCTTCATCAAGTCGGTTGCTCCTCAAGCTGAAGAAGTAGAAGAATCTGCATCTGATGACAAGCCGCAATTCTTAACAGAAGGAGATCTATAATGTTAAGTAATATTAAAGACATCAAAAAACTTAAAGATGCCATTACTGAGATTTCAAACAGCATGACTCGTAATGACGCCGAAAGGGATTTCCAGAAAGAAGCAGTTGCCCGAATTGCAGAGGAACTTGATCTTGACAAGAAGAATGTTAAGAAGATTGCAGCAATTTATCACAAACAGAACTTCACCGAAGTTCAACAAGAGCAAGAAGATATCGTCGAGTTATACGAATCAATATCTACTGCTTAAATTGGTTGACATGGAGCATCATTTCATAAATGGTGCTTCAAATACATTATGAGACAATTATATGATGAAAGCAAACAAAGAATTTCTATGGGTAGAAGCGTATCGACCGGTAACAATCGAGGATACTATTCTACCGAATGATCTCAAAAAGACATTCTCAGAAATCATCAAATCCGGTGAAGTGCCTAATATGCTATTTGCCGGTACCGCAGGTGTTGGTAAAACCACAGTCGCCAAAGCGATATGTAAGGAACTTGATCTTGATTATTTAATCATCAACGGTTCGGAAAATGGCAACATCGACACACTTAGGACTACTATCAAGCAATTTGCTTCTACAGTATCCCTTCAAGGTGGTTATAAGGTAGTCATTCTTGATGAAGCGGATTACCTAAACCCACAATCAACACAACCCGCGCTCCGCGGATTCATTGAGGAATTTTCCAATAACTGTCGGTTCATTCTAACGTGTAACTTCCGCAATCGTATCATCGAACCACTTCATTCGAGGTGTTCGGTGTATGATTTCTCTATCCCGTCTTCTCAGAAGCCCGCCATTGCTGGTGGAATATTCAAGCGCACGGCAGGTATACTAAATAAAGAAGGCGTTGAGTACGACAAGAAAGTCCTTGCTGAGCTTGTACAAAGATACTTCCCAGACTTTCGCCGTATTCTAAATGAATGTCAGCGCTATTCTATATCAGGTAAGATCGATACTGGAATCCTAGTAAATCTTGGCGATGAGAGTTTCAATAATCTTCTAAGTTATTTAAAGGATAAGAACTTTAAATTGATGCGTAAATGGGTCGCTGATAATATCGATACAGAGTCACATGTAATATTTCGGCGTATATATGATTCAATGTCTGCTTCGATTGCGCCACAATCAATACCAACCGTTGTGTTGATAATTGCGGATTACCAATTTAAAGATGCATTTTGTGCCGACAAAGAGATTAACATCGTGGCTTGCATGACTGAAATCATGTCTTCAACGGAGTTCAAATAATGAATATTGTATATGACTACGAAACCCTTAACACAGACGTCACAATAACGCCGATTTTGTCCCTTGCCACTCTACGGTATGATGAAAAACGGTTCAACACAACACCGTATGATTTCGATGAATTGTTATCTGAAACCAAATTCTTCAAGTTTGATGTGACAGAGCAAGTGAAGATGTATGATCGAGTTATAAATCTCGAGACCCTGGCTTGGTGGAATGGACAACCCGCCGCGCTCCAGAAAAGTCAATTACACCCTAACAAAGAATTGGACTTATCTGTAAAGAGTTTGATTGGTTTGATCAATAACGAAGCAAAGGGATGTGATCGTATATTTACCCGAGGCAACACTTTCGACCCTATGATCACCACCAGTTGGGTGAAACAATTAGGATATCCAGAACCCTATCAACATTGGGCGGTAAGAGACACAAGATCGTTTATTGAAGGATTGTCTTATGGTTCGGATATCAAACACACATTCACCCCTGATGGGTTAGGTGACAAGTTTGTACCTCACGACCCTCAGCATGATATTGTCGTAGAT